CAGAAATAATGAACGAGTCGGAGTTAGATGCCACCACAAAAAAGAATGAAAGCGACAGATTTAAGAGGCTGTATAAAAACTATAAGCAGTTTAGGGTTCTTCTTGGGCCGCTTGAATTGAGAACTCCCAGTTCAGAATTAACCCATTTCGACGCAAATTTGGGAGATATTCCAATATCGGTTTCTTATTTTATGGACTGGCTCACCGATAGGACAATTAAAAATGATTCGACTTCGTATAGTTTGCCAATATTTCTGAAAGATTTATTGAACAACTTAGTTAGAAACTTTTTGAATGAGGACCGGTGTTTCGATCTTAACATTAAACAAAAGGTTCGTATATTCTCATCTGCGATAACTTCATATAGCGATCCCAAGTGGGCCCCCGCCGGCGCCGACCGCGCCGACGAAATAACAAAGTGGATCATCGATCAGCGCGGCGCAGGATCTGGCCCGGGCCAAAGTATCGGCAACAAGGCAGCAAAGAGACTAGACATGAGGCAGTTAATGGCGCACCCGAAAACATCTGGCCATGTTTCGGCGCCTCTTCTTCACGTCTTTGGTGACCGGGATAGTCCAATAAACCACCGCGAGTTTAAAGATACGTATAATTATCAAGTTTTTTACGCCGGCCGAGTTCAACCCCAATCAAAAATGAGTGGCGACGAAACTCTCGATTCCAATGCGGGAGTATACCATTTTGTTCTTGGCAAACCCAACGGAATAGTCAAAAATATTCAATTAAGTAAAACAGATGCACCGGGTCTTAAAGAGGTCCGTTTTGAACAGGAAGGGTATGATGGTTTGATGCAGCTGCGAGAAGTATATGATGCAAACATTACATGCTACGGATCACCTAATATTATGCCGGGAACATATATATATGTTAATCCGCGCGGCTTTTCACCAGAGTCTAAACACTATGAGGAACTTGCTGGTGTATCTGGTAATAAGCGTGTCATAGATAACGCCTCATTGACAAGATACGGCATAGGCGGCTATTATATGGTGACGCGCGCAGAAACCACTTTTGGGCCAGGAACTTGCGAAACAGAGCTAACAGCGAAATGGGTTGCTGAGTTATCAACGAGAAGATCCGCAGGAACACATAAAGGTGGCTCACCAGGCAAACGCAAGCCGGCTAAGTGTAGAACGTAATTAATATAAAAGGAAACAATAATTTATGTCAAAATTTTCAACTGGTAATTCTGATGATACCATTAGTACTTTTTATAAAAAATATTCATATCAATTTGAAATGGTTGAGGCCGCGGCCACATATGGAAATGTGGTCCACTTTCAAGCAGAGAAGTTCTTATATGGACGGGTAGATCGCCGTTACGTTCCTATGGTTTTAGACACAGATAGTGTAGATGTTAAATATTTTACTAACTCTGATGGTGGCGGCAGAACATCCATGGCCGCGCCGGCATTTGTTGTGGATGCATTTAATCAGTTGGCACGTCAATTTCAAAAAAGCTTGTTGGCTGGCAAAATAAATGCAAATGACATGTATCTTACGGCTCCAAAAGTTTATAAAGCATACCAGAACCCGAAGCCGCTATATGAAAATTATTTGGCATCACTAACCAGTACTATTCACAGAACATTTAAAACAAACAATGTAAGATTTAAAAATTTTGATGAATTTATAATTAATTTTATGGGAGTAATCGAAGCGATATCTAATGTATCTGCTCCATATACTTATACTGCGTATGTGAAGAATAAGCTATGTCCGATATCCACAACAGGTCTTGCGATTGAAATTGCCGATCTTGACTGCGCAAATGATGAAGAAAAAATAAAACAGTTTGTTAACAGCAAAAATTGGCACTTTTATCTTAATGCATGTAGAAGCTATGGGTTTTCAGTTGATATGTTGACCCCATGGCGCCTCGTCGCAGATATCGGCTCCTCAACAATGCTGTCGTATTCCACTCCTTATAACTATAATACTACTTCTGTATTGCTGGGCCTCGCGTATAAGCATGCACATATAGAATATTATAGTGGTTTTAAAAGAGCATTATTGTCGATTTATAATAAATTAAAGCCATATAGCTACATTGAAGCCAAACACTGCCAGTCGGGCCGCACGCTAACAAAAACTGTAAAACCCGAGGAATATAGCGAGCAAAGCTTGTTAGACGCCTACAGCGAGCCCTACTTTCTTAAGCTATATCTGCAGATTAGGCTTTTTGAAATGGAAGCAAAACTCCCTGCCTCAAAAGCCAACAGACTTATAAATGATATCATCGAACTTTATAGGGTTTCCGGCATTGACGAGGCTCTTATAGCATTCGAGCGCATCATCGGAAAAACATATAATTACAGTGGCTCCTTGACAAACCTAGAAAAAAGTGCTAAATTAAGAGCAGAAGAAGAACTCCAAAAGGAAGAGTTGCACGGTGCTGTTTCAACCTATCGATGATAAATCTCAATGTATTGGTGTATACGTTGATGGTAAATTAATTTTTGATCAAGACAAAATACCAGAAAACTTAACAAGAACCTGGCGCCCAGGCGGATCGTTACTTGACAAGAACTTAGAATATGCATGGATATATGCCAGAGGCAAATCTTTGGATGATGTGTGTCCCGAACATCTTAGCGATGTGTGGGAGAGTATGTCTAGAAAAATGCGTGCTTATAAGAAATCATTTGATATTGCAAAAATTGATCTTCGAGATCATTGTTTTTTTGATCTTGTGCCCCACGATGCGTTGCTTGCATTCTGCGAGATCAAAAATCAAATCACAGAGTACGTTTTTGAAAACTATGAAAAACCGGAAAACTATGAGCATGCGTGCTCAGCCGCAAAGCTTCTCTATAAAATAAAATATCAAGACCTTCTTTTGGACAATTCAGAATGCCGCAGCTTATTTGTCAGCAGTGGTTTGAGGCGCGCCTCACAAAAGATACTCAATGGCCCAAAGCACATTAACTATAACCTCTTTGGAACGGTCACAGGGCGCCTCTCTACACAACCCCAGTCCTTCCCCATACTAACGATGAAAAGAGAGCTTAGGCGCCTTATAAAGCCGCGCAATGACTGGTTTTTGTCGTTTGACTACAACGGCGCCGAAGTTCGCACATTACTGGCTCTTTCTGGTCAAAAACAGCCCGATAGCGATATTCACGAATGGAATATTTGTAATGTATTTGAAGAACCCAGCCTACCCCGCGAAGAGGCAAAGACTCTGTTTTTTGCATGGTTGTATAACCCAGATTCCAACAGCATCAGCACAAATTACTATGATCGCAAAAAAGTGCTTGACAAGCACTACGATGGTGATTATATTAATACCATGTTCGGGAGGCATATCAAGGTTGATGACTGGCGCGCGTTTAATTATCTGATACAAAGCACAACTGCTGACCTCGTAATTGATCGCGCAGTTGCGATTGATCACATGCTGGAAGGAAAAAAGTCATTTATCTCGCACATTGTTCATGATGAAATTGTGATCGATTTTGATGATGAAGATCGCGAGTTGCTGGCTGAAATCAAGGACACATTTGCCGCAAACAAGCTTGGGACATTTATGGTAAACTTAAAAGCCGGAAAGAACTACTACGACCTAGAGAATTTATCGCTATGATATCAGTTATTGGAATTGGCACTGGCCCGTCGGCCATTGCCGAAAAGTTTACAGCAGTTCCTCAATATGATGTTTATCAGTTGAACGATAAGGTTACAAGGAACTCCAAGAAAAAGTATAAGCTGAAGTCCTTTAAAACTCCGGAGGAATATGAAAAAAATGTTCCAAACCTAAAAAAGTTTTTTGAAACACTTCATGAACACGTGCATGTCTTTATCATGGGAACCTCTTATAGTTCAAACTATTCTCTTGGAATTTTAGAACAAATAAAAAATAAGAAAATTGATGTTTTTTATATTAAGCCTGATATTGAGCTTGTTACAGGAGAGCGCCGCCTAATTGAAAATGTTACATTTGGAGTATTGCAGGAGTATGCGCGCTCAGGCCTCTTTAACTCACTAACTGTATTCTCAAACTTACAAATCGAGAACTCGTTAGGAAGCGTGCTTATCAAGGGCTACCACGATACGCTTAATGGTTCTATTTTTTCAGCAGTTCATTATTTAAATTATTTCACTCATTCTGACCCTGAAATTGGTCAAGTGGCAAAACCAGCAGAGGTAAACCGCATTCGCAGCATCGGCGCATTAAATATTATAAATTTAGAAGAAAAATGGTTTTTTGAGCTTGACGTCGAGCGAGAACTGTGTTATTATTTATGTATAAATGAAGAAAGACTTTCCGGAGAAGGTACCTTGCACAGGAAGATAGTAGATATGCTAAAGAAGAAGCCCTCAAATGCGTTTCGTAAAATATCTTATGCAATTTACGAAACACCACATAATGATTTTGGGTACGTCGTGGCCCACACAAACACGATACAACAACAAAATACTCTTGACAAGTTAGGACAAGAGTGATACATTAGATATCAAGGAAAGCTTGATATACTTTAACAAAAATACAAGGAGAAAAAACTAATGTCAATCGATATGGAACTAATGAGAAAGAAGCTCGCTACTTTACGTGGTGAACTAGATGGGAGGGAAAAATCAGCTTGGTTTAGGCCCGATGAGGGCGACCAAGATATTCGTATTGTCCCAGCACCAGATGGTGATCCTCTAAAGGAGATGTATTTCCACTATAACGTTGGAGATCATCGCGGCGGGATCGTCTGTCCAAAGCGCAATTTCGGGGATTCGTGTCCGATTTGTGAATTCGCCTCCTCTTTATGGAAGGAAGGGGTATCTAGCAACGACGAAGAGAGCAAGAAGCTCGCTAAGTCACTATTCGTTCGGGCCCGTTTCTTCTCACCGGTCGTGGTGAGAGGTCGCGAAGACGAAGGAATTAAGATTTATGGGTACGGTAAGCGCGCCTATGAAAATCTTCTGGCCTATATTCTAGACCCAGATTACGGTGATATCACCGACACTCTAGAGGGCACTGATATCGCCCTCACATACACCAAGCCCACGACGCCTGGTGCATACCCGCAAACCAACTTAAAGATGCGTAGAAATACTTCCTCGCTCTTGGAAGACACGGAAGCTATCCCTGCCCTCCTTGATAGTATGCCTGATATTGATGCTCTATTCGAGCGTCACACTCCAGAGCAAATCAACGCGATTCTTGATGAGCAATTAGCTGGCGATGGAAGCGCCGAGTCACGCTCGAAGGAAACCACAAAATACAGCAGTGGCAAAAATGATGTGGACCGAGCCTTTGACGAGTTAACGGCCAATAAGTAAGGTTTGTATGAAGCCGATGGCGCCCCGGCCGGCAAGAATAGGGCGCCGCCTTTTTAATATTAATGTTCGGAGGGAACATGGATAAACATAATGGTGCTCGTAATGGCCTTAAGGGCGAGCGCATACTGCGAGAAGCACTTAATAGCCACGGACTTTCTTTGTGGAAGGTGATGAAGGACTTTAAGGGGTCCGAATTTCCTTATGATGGAACGGTGAGATTCGAATCGCCCTACGACGATGGAAGTTTTAGTTCGGATGGGTTCATTCCAGAGCTGCAGCGCATCGTTGAAATTAAATACGGCGAGAAACACGGCACAACTGAAGAGAAGATCATGGTAGATCTTGAAAAGATTCGCGATGAAGTCTATGGTTCAGAGTATCCGCTAGTATACTTCTTTTGGGGAACACCAGAGGTGCCAGGAACAAAAACGACCGGTCGCTGTTGGGCAAATGTTTTTCGAGACAAAGTAAAGAAAGAAGGTCTACCTGTTGAAGTGGTTTTTGCGACCACGAATAATGGCTTCGACAAGTGGGTTAAAAAGGCTCTTCAACGATGACAACCAAAATCGAAACCAAGGGAGTGCGCTACCTTGGCAGTAAAAACAAACTAGTGCCTTTGATTACAGAAGTTATCGAGGGTTTAGACCTAGAAAGCAAAACACTCATCGATGTGTTCACTGGCACCACCCGGGTGGCGCAAGCATTTAAGTCGCTTGGCTATGAGGTCACCACCAGTGACCTATCCTGGGCATCGGAGACATATAGTCATGCCATGGTATGCAACGATGGTAGTATTGAACATTTACAGCCATATATTGACGAGCTTAATACAATTGAGCCATCGCCTGGCTGGATAACAAATAATTATTGCGATGCGTTAAATGAAGTCGGAGATCTCATTCAAGTGTGGAAGAAACACAATGGGTCGAAAGCAGATGCAATACGAGACAAGATCGAAGAATATGATTTGTCTCATGGCGATAAGATGACGCTTGTTGCCTCGCTTATTTTTGCGTTAGATAAAGTTGACAACACAGTTGGGCTGCAACAAGCCTACCTTAAAGGGTGGAAGTCGCCCCGCGTTGATACAGAACTTGAACTCAAGTTGTTGCCATCACATCATGGCCCTGCCGGCACACATATTGTAGGTGATGCGTTAAAGATTGACTATCCCGAAGCCGAGGTAGCTTACCTTGACCCGCCATATACGCCGGCAGACTATTCTACTTATTATCACATTTGGGACAGTATCGCTCGATGGGATAAACCAGAGGTATCACTTAAAACTAACCGACGCTTAGACCGCATTAAGAAGAGAAAAGAAACACACGATAAGAACATGTTAAGTCCATGGTATAGCAAAAAGACTGCGTATGAAGCAACTTTACAATTAGTTGATAGGCTTCCTGTTCGTTATGTGGTATTCTCTTATAGTGATGAGGGATTAATAAATTCAAAACAAATGATGCAGATGTGCAACAAATACAAGAATTTCACAATGCACGAAAAAGAGCACCCGCGCCACCTTATGAGGTCAATGGGTGCCGGCGGCCAGGAAGCAAAAAACGCCAAGAAAAAGAAAAACACCGAATACGTCATTGTAATAGAAAAATAAGGAGTATAAATGGCTAGAAAAGCAAAAGAAACCAAAGCAGGTCGTGTATCAATGCAAGATCTGATGAGTCTTGTTAACAAGAAGGCCGGCCGAAACGTCGCACACGATTTAACTGGCGAGAACCCAACAGGAGTAAAGGAGTGGATCCCAACAGGATCTCGCTGGCTCGATAGCATTGTCTGTAAGGGACAAGTCGCTGGTATCCCTGTTGGCAAGATCACAGAACTGGCCGGCCTACAGAGCACCGGCAAGTCATACCTGGCTGCACAAATTGCAGCAAATGCTCAGAAAACGGGCAAACTCATTATCTACTTTGACTCTGAATCTGCCATCGATCCTGATTTTCTAATGCGCGCAGGATGTGATCTAAATAGGCTCATGTATATCCAGGCAGCGTCTGTTGAGTTCGTACTGGAAACCGTGGAAGAACTGCTAGGAGCAGCAGATGAACAGCTTGTGTTTATCTGGGATTCTCTTGCTTTAACTCCATCGATCTCCGATGTTGAGGGCGACTTCAATCCGCAGTCATCGATGGCGGTGAAGGCACGTATTCTTGCAAAAGGTATGTCGAAACTGATTATCCCCATTGCAGACAAGCAGGCAACATTTTTGGTGCTTAACCAACTTAAGACAAACATTCCAAGCGGCCCAAATGCGCGCATTATCGCGATGACAACGCCTTACATGACACCAGGCGGGAAAGCAATGCATTACTCGTACTCGTTGCGTATTTGGCTGACAGGCAGAAAATCAAAAGCAGCATTTATTGAAGATGAAAAGGGCTTCCGTATCGGATCTGAAGTTAAAGTCAGGCTTGAGAAGTCGCGGTTCGGAACACAAGGTAGAAACTGCGTTTTTCGTATTTTGTGGGGAACCGAGACTGTGGGAATCCGCGACGAAGAAAGTTGGTTTGATGCCGTAAAGGGGTCGGATTGTCTTACAAGTGCCGGCGCATGGTATACACTAACAATGCCAAGCGGGTACACAAAGAAGTTTCAGCCATCAAAGTGGACAGAGCTAATAACATCTGACGAAGAATTTAAAGCTAACGTCATTACTTTAATGGATGAAGAAGTGGTTCAGAAGTTTCAGAATAGAGAAGGGGACGCCAAGGATTTTTACTCCGATCCTGGATAAAAACGCTTGACAGCCCCTCTGCAATACGTTATACTTATGTATAAGCTTGTAGGAGGGCTTTATGGTAACAGCAAAGGAATATGAATCGTCCTATGGTGCTGAGAAATTTCATAATTATTCTGGCAAGATTCAGCGATATATGGATCTAGCGAAAAGAACGGCTAGCCAGTCAATGTTTCCAGACTATCGCCACGGTGCCGTACTGGTGAAGGGCTCGTCTGTTCGCAATACATCTTTTAATAAGGATAACTACTGCTCATTTGGGTCTCGTTTTCAAAAGCAGCACAATGGCAGAACCACCCTCCATGCAGAGCTTGGCGCCATCCTAGGTCTTGATCGCAACATCACAGATGGCGCCACAGTATATGTCGCGAGGATAGGAAGAGAAGATGATTACAAGTTGTCAAAGCCCTGTCACATGTGCCACCAAGCAATGAAGCATGTTGGCATTAAGCGCGTTGTATATACCATTAACGATAAGATAGCAGGGAGTTATAAGCTATGAATATATTTGTTTTACATATAGATCCGGAGAAAGCAGCCAAAATGGCCTGCGATAAACACGTTGTCAAGATGATTTTAGAGACTGCACAGATGATGTGCACCGTTGTTGCCTCATACGGCCACAACACCCCTTATCGATCTACACATGCCAAGCACCCATGTACTATCTGGGCCGGCCAGTCCAGAGCTAACTGGGATTGGCTAGTTGAATATGGAATGGAACTATGCAAAGAGTATACCAATAGGTATGGCAAAGTTCACAAGAGTCAGAGCGTTATCGAGTGGTGTGCAATGACACACATTGATCTTCCGAATATTCCACGGACACCGTTTGCACAAGCGATGCCACCACAGTATCGAAACGATTGCGTCGTTACAGCCTACCGTGCATATTACCATGGTGAAAAAGCGGGGTTTGCAACGTGGAAAACACAAGCCCCTGATTGGTGGAGAGCATAATGACAAAGACCGATAAGAAACGCGTGCTGATTATTGATGCGCTCAATCTTTATTTGAGAGCATACATCATGGACCCTAGTTTGACAATGCAGGGAGAGCCATGTGGAGGTATTAAGGGGTCCTTAAAAATTCTCCAAAAACTTGTGCGAGAATCAAAGCCAAATGAGATTGTTATTGTGTGGGATGGCCCCAATGGCTCCCGTAAGCGCAAGGCCCTCAACAAGAACTATAAAGCAGGTAGAAAGCCAATTCGCCTCAACCGCTCGGTAAAAAATCTTACAGAAGATGAAGAGATGCGGAATAAGGTATGGCAGCAGATGCGCCTTATAGAATATCTTAATGAAATGCCTATCATTCAGACGATTATCCCAGAAGTAGAAGCAGACGATGTTATCTCATATCTCACACGGCTGTCCTACT